TTACACATTCGCTTTACCGATGATGGTTATAGTGTAATTATCTTCATTATCATTAATTAGGCTTTCAATGTCGTATTCTCTATCCTTATAATTAATTTTCATACTCTCATTTAGACCTTTCATGTACCTAATTATAAACCGTGTTGTTATTTCATGACCTTCACTTTTAAAGACCTGCACCTCTTTGCCCTGCATCGTCTTTATGTCTGCCCATGGTCTTGCGACCACTTGCAAACTCGTACCAGGATAAGGACCTGGGTTTACTTGTTCCTCTACAATTTCAATTCTATGTTTAAATAAGAAACTCATTTTTATACCTCCTTTACATCGCTCTAAGAAATTCTTCATAGTGATCATATAGACCAACATAACTATCTAACAGGCTCGCTGTGCCATCAATTCGCATCTTAGGCGACTGGTTTTTAACAGGAACGATGTTGCCATTCCTATCTTGCTCTGTACCAGTATTGGTTAAGCACCATTTCAATATTGGGTGGTTATTGTAATTAATCTTTTTCGCTTTCAAGTCTGCACCTAAATTCTGCATCGGTAGCGATAAGGTTTTCGCACCTTGAATACATCTAATCATTTCAAAGCCATGCTGTTCCATTTCATCTACAAAATACCGTGCTGAATAGCTATCGTAATAGATCCATAGCGGTGTGATGCCATAGTCGTTTACTATTTCTAAAAACCATGCTGTGACATCACTGTAATTGATGGTATTACCGTTACACAGCCTTAGTAGGCCTTGTTCAAGCCATTTATCATAGGGTATCTTTTCAACTGTTACACGATACTCAAAACTATCTTTAGGTAGCCAATACATCTGATGCACATAACGTTTTTGAGTGTCCTTATCGACCATTAGGATAGTCGCACAAGTTAAATCAGTTGTGATGCTTAGGTCTACACCACCTATGGCATAGTAGCCCTTGAAATCATCAATATTAAACGTTTCTTCATTGTTTATATCATCAAACGTGAGCCATGCACTATGCACGGTTTCACGTATATTAAAGTCTTTCGTGAGTAGCCCCGTAAGTTCATTAGGATTATTCTTAGCCCGTTCTACCTTCCGCTCTATATCCTCCAATTTCTTCACAGAGCCTAGAGCTGGATTGGCTTTCTGCCACTTGTCAGAATCTAGCCATTCTTTCTTTTCGTCTAACTCATACATGACAGGTAAAAAGTTCTCATCAGTGAATGTGCCATCTACTACATTGCAAGCGTACTCATACATATCATCAAAGATAGTACCACGGATTGCCCCAGCGGTCGTTATCATAATCAATAACGGCTCTTGTCGTGCCGACTGCGACTGTTTCATAACTTCATAGAGGTTTCTATCCTGTATGGAATGAAGTTCGTCTATAACTGTTAAATGAGCGTTTAAACCGTCTAATGAGTTACTGTTTTTACCGAGTGCCATGAACTTGCTAAAGGTGTGAGCAAAATATAAATCACTCTTACGCTTTCTCACGTGCTTAGACAAGTACGGACTTTGTTTGACCATGTTATGTGCCTCATCAAATAAGATGTTGGCCTGATCACGTTTACTTGCGATGCTGTAGACTTCACTTCCGCCCTCTTTATCTGCAATGAGCATGTACAGAGCAATTCCAGCCAACATGGTAGATTTACCGTTCTTACGACCAACATAAAACATGCTTTCGGTGTATCTTCTGTAGCCTGTTTCTTTATCGACAAAGCCAAATAAAGCACTAATATAGGCTTTCTGAAACAATTCCAACTCTATAGGCTTGCCTGCCCACTGACCTTTAGAGTGCTTACAAAAACGCTCGATAAACTCTATCGGTCGTTGGGCTTTTTCTTCATCAAAGATATATTTGTCGTGATGCTTAATTTCACTGACCAACTTCTCATACTGTCGATACACTCGATTAGATACAACAATGCGACCTGCTTGCATCTCGTTAAAATATTCTTGAACGTAATTCATTCTAAAAAGTCTAACAGTTCATCTGTACTTGAAACTTCACTATCTGGCAGCAGGTCGATTAATTGTTTAAATAATAAGCTGTATTTTTGTATCGTAGTGTTATAGGCTTTTAATGCTGGGTGTTCTCTTAAAAATTCTTGTTGACCTTGCTTAAACATACTTACTGGGCCTTCTTCTTGCACCTGCTGTTTAAGCACCTTCAAAGTCTGCTGCATGAATAACAGTTCACTATAGAGATTGTTTGCTATCGGTTGTCTATCTTCTGGAACTTCCTTCAATATCGTTTTAAGTTTTCGCATATCGACAGAAGTTGCTTGTTTCTTCACTCTTGTTGACATTAAAACATCTTCCTTTCATTAATGTTAAGTTTTTCTTAACTCTCCCTTGCTTAAAAATACCCTATAGGGGTATAGATAACCCCCGCGCCGTCCCCCAAATGTCTAATAATTCACTTTATATGTGGGGGTACATTATTTTTTATAAGATTACCTTTACTATCAAAAGTTAGTCCATCAGAAACGATGCCACTGCTAAAGTGTTCTTGGTTATGGCAGGTGTGACATAGAGCCTCTAAGCGATCCCAGTTCAAACTGTACTCTGGTTGACTATACTTTTCTTCATCAAGCCATGTCTTATGGTGGCATATCGTTGCTAGACCGCCACAGCGTTCACAGATAAAGTGTTGCGACTGCATATAACCATCTCTGCACTTGATCCATGCCTTAGACTTGTAGAAACGCTTTGCACCTTCTCTATACTTTCGAGCCATGACCAATGACCGTTAGTGTTGTAAGTAAACTATCTATCGTGCGTTTCAGTCGCTCACTGTCTTGCGTCTGCGGGTCAAACCATAACTGTAGAATAAATTTAGCTGTGGTCTTTGCAAGTGGGTGCGTTTCAAATTCATTATTATCCCAGTTCGTACCTGTCGCAACTTCCATGTAAGAAGGAATGGAATCGAGTAAAGCCTCAATGATTTCATCATTATCATTGCTATCAACTCTTAACGTATCTCTTGCCTCTTGAATTGTCATCAACATTTACATCACTCCTTTATTTATTAAAGAAGGCTGCCGCATACACGACAGCCCGACATTAGCTTTTCTTTATACTTCTGGTGTTGCCTCTAGCTTGATAAATGCCTCATCTACTAAAGGTTTAGTATCTGCAATAGCCATCGCTCTGTAGTCCACTAGACCACTTCTGAATGAGCTTTCTCTTGATACTTCTAACATAAGGCCTTCTGGTAGGTTGTAAGCCATGTACTGGAAGTTACCTAAGATGATGACACCATCTGCGATATTGTCATCGACAATAACCTCTTTACCTAGAATGTGGCCGACACTCTCATTCTTAGGATCTTGAATGAATAGCGGTCGTTTGTTGCCATCGACTAGACCGTATACATTGTTGTATAGCGTTGAGTTTGACATTGCAAACTTAGCCCCAGCAGCGTAACCACGTTTTAATTGTGCTAACGCTTTTGTAAAGTCTGTGTAGTCGCCTGTAAGTGCTAGTGTGTTCGTATCGTTCCAAGTGATACCAGACACTAAGCCTGTGCCCTGTTCCTCGCCTGTACCGTTCACAAGTGCATCTGCGATAGTTTCCATGACCGCATTAGTAAGTTCATCAATGATATAGCTTTCAAATGCTTGAATAGACATTTTCTTAGCTGCTGCACTCATAGAGAACACTTTAATAATTTCATAGCCATCAAACTGAACGTAAGATACATTAGTTTGTTCGCTATCGACCTTAGCACCTTCTGTATGCCAAGCCGCCTTAGAAGTCGGTGTACCAATTGGGACACGTATCTTAGTTGGTAAATTGAAGTTACGTACATGAGTAATCAGTCCGCCCATCGTACGAGCCTTAGAAATGACCTCATTAAGTGTCTGTGTCGGTAGGACAGCCGCACTGTTTGTAGTTGTGTTAAAAGCATCTGCTCTACGCTCTGCACTTTGTAAGTCCATTGCTTTATTGAATGTGCGTTGTTCAACATCATTTAGGCTTTGGCCTAACATTTGCTTGAAGAAAGCTGAACGATACTCTTTAGATCCAAAAATGTTTTCTGTTGGTACTTCATCTTTTTTAGCAAATGATGCACCAGTGATTGGATTGAATGAACGTTCTTCTTGTTCTTTTTCTTGTAAATTAGATTTCGCTTGATTAAGTCCATCAATTTCAATGTTGATAGCTGTAATATCAGCGTTAGGGTCTGTATCAATGATCCCTTTAAGTTGTGCTGCTCGTTGTTCAATTTGCTCTAATGACTGGTTGCGATAGTGATTAAATGCCTCTTGTACTGTTTTAAATTTCATATTATATTATCCACCTTTATTTAATAGTTTTGTTTAATTCTGCTAGTGCATGTGTGAGTGCTGCAATTTCCCCAGAATTATATTTCTTATCACTGTTCTTAACTTTTCTGATAATAAGTTCTGCGACTGCATCACGTGCCTCATTAACTGGAACACGTATGTTTGGTAAGTCCATTGCTACACTTCCTTACTCAATATTTGATTAAGTTTAATGCATGCTTGCTTACGTTGCTCTTGTTCATACTCTGCCTCTTGCATCTGATTTCGTGCCTCAACAGAGGCCATTTCATAAGCAGGGAAATTCACGATAGAACACTCGTATAACTTATTAATCTTGCTGATCGTTCTAGTACGTTTTTCCACATCATATTGACTACCGTCAAGGTCTGTTGTGAAAGAGAAAGACATACCTGTCAAGTCGCCCCGTTTCACTGCCGTGTAAACAGAGCGTGCGGTTTCTGTGTTAGGTAACACTGCCCGCATATTCAAGCCTTTTTCATCAGTCCATAATTCCATTGTCTTAGGTGTCTTAGCCAAAGGAATACTATTAAAGTCATGATTGACCAATAAACGTGTGTCGGTTAAATCAACACCATCTAAGGCATTACGTTTAATGACTTCCGTGTAACTCCCTTTAGGATCATTTATATTCGTTGGTGTGTTGAATACTATTGGTGTACCTGTAATAACCATTTCTTCATTGTCATTCTGCTGGGCTCGTATCTCTATGTGTCGTGTTTCCTTCATCAGATTTATCCCCCTTTTGATATTCATCTGCTAGATCTGCATTGACCACATTTAAGGTCTGTAATCGTTTATGGCCATCTTCTACAGGTGGCATGTTCAATATTTCTAGTGCTTGATTAATCGTTAAGATGCCATACGGTACAAGCTCTTTGATAATATTCGTTTTACTTTCATTGCTCGCAAACTGTAGTCTGCTTGCCTCAAATACTATTGTGTTACCAAAAGCCTGTTCACGTTGTGTAAAGACTTTATCAGTCAACTCTAGTGACAACTGAATAGCTAAAGGCTCGATAACTGATTCGTAAAATGCACTCCACTGGTCCTCTGTATAAGTGCTATTGATGATGACCTCGCTAATACCGAGATAGTCATATACCTTACGTTTAACCGCCTCGATTTGTGCGTTGTCGATATTCATTTCTGAAAGTTGTAAAGGAATATAATCAGTCTTAGTGTCAAGTGCGGCAATACCGCCATTGTTACTCATATTCAGGTAGTCACGGGTAAATTCTTCTTTCGCTTTCCTAAGTTCTTCAGGTGCTAAAATCTTATTGTATTTCAATATGCCCCGTATCGTGGCACTACTCTTGATACTTTCACTCAAGCCTTCATTTTGCGTATGAGCCAATTCTAGGGCTGACATAATCGCTGTGTTGTTATCCCCTAGTAAGTCATTACTGTTGAAGTGTCGTCTTAGAACAAGCACCTCTGACATATGCAGCGTGACAGATTGGCCGCTGTTAAAAAGAAACTTCATATACATTTCGTTTGTCTGGTCTGTCACATATTCAATCTGATTTGCTGATAAAGGATAGATGCCAATGAGATTACCTCTATTGTCTTTTTCCAAGTATGCAAAGGCGTTGTTGTGCAAGTAATAATGTGTGACTAATTTATAAATTAAGTCGTATGCACTCATATATGGATTGGGTCGAGTGTTGAGCACTCTATTTAAATTTTGGTCGCCATCTGTACGCTGGTTACTGTCCTTTGAATATATAATGTGCTTACCTCTTAACTTCGCAGCGTTTCGTGCGATTGCATCTACTGCTGATCTATAAATATCATTTTCATAAGCATTACTATTGAATGGTGTGAAAGATGCTGTACCATTCGATAACATTTCTATGCGTTCGGTTTGTTGTTTTTGTAGTTTGTCTATGCCAAGTATCTTATCTAGCCATTTAGCCACTTTGTCACTCCTTTATTATCTAGTCCTATGAGTTGCTCTTATATTCAAGTCTATTATACCACATAGGGGTATATAAATCATTGTTGTTACGGGGTTTTAATCATTTGCTTCATTTGAAGCAAATGATACTTTACTTACTTTTCATTCTTCTTTTAATCTCATAAAGTTCATTAGCTATAGCTGTTAAAACTTCAATAAGTTCTTCTGCTTGTTGGTTTGTCATATTGTTAGACCTCCATATACTCTTGTTTTTTATTGCAGTATTTGAATAGACATTTATTATCTTCATCTATACAACTAATTTCTCCATCACTGGCAGTGTCTAAAAATATTACTGCACCATCTTCACATAATGCAGTGCCAATAATCGGCATGTAAAAATAGCCTTCTATTTCGTCATAATATCTAACGTATAAATTTTCTGGTGCTGGCATGATTTGCTTAATTCCACCTTGGTATATCATTTTTTTACTCCTTTTAGTGTTATTTTGGTGTTTTGGGTTTCAAGTATAAGGTAGATAAAACCCACCTTAATGCGTTGGGCCACAAGGGATAGAGGCTTAATGGGTTCTTGGGTTGCATCTTTTTCACATTACTAGAATATATATGTGTAGTGACTTACTAACGTACTAAACTATTTATATATCTAATTTCTAAAAAACTTGAAACCCTTAAACCCAAAATCTCTACAGCCTTACTCTTGCAAGGTGTTTGACTGGGTTGCATCTTTGTAAACTTGAAACCCACTTGAAACCCATGAAACCCACCTACGATATTTTTGTGAAAAAATGTCGCTTTTTCCTTTGGTCATATCCATCTGGTATCGCTAAATTAATATTGGCATTTTCAAAGTCCGATTTTTTAAAACGTTTCTGACCTTCGCCACTTTCCCACTCGCCCTGTACTTCTCTTTCAAAATCTGCGTAAAACTTTCGTCTAGTTTTGGGTTTGTAACCAGAGGAGAAACAAAAAGCCTCATAAGCATCAAACACTATATCCTTTGGCACTTCGTCAATATTCCAATTGTCGAACTCATTAACTTTAAATTCTTTCAATGGATCATTATCAATGTGATATTGTTCCTTTGCTGCTATTGATGCTTTAGGCTCTGAAAATCTTTCAAAGTCCAACTGCAAGGCCTTATACATCACATATTCCAAAACATCTTTACGTTTAATATAGTCATCTTTAATATCTCTATTTTTGTTACTACCAAGAAACCTATTCTCAAATGGCACGATGACCATTCTTCTAAAAATTGAGTCGTTTAAACTCCTAAATCTTGGCATTTTATTAGTAGATTGAATGACTGCACCATTAAAGTGTGTAGCGTATGGATCTTTATTTTTACGCTCTATAGTGATTAAATCGCCTGTAACTACACTCTTAAAGCGGCTGGCATCGTCAATAAAATAACCTTCTGGGTTGTCATCGCCAATTACAACCGTGCGACCTTCCAACGCCCCTAATGCAAATCTACTTTTCTCGCCATCAAATTCATTGATTTTTAATGATGCAACATTTTTCATGCCTATCATATTGATCAGTAGTTCTTGGAAAGTACCCTTACCATTAGAAGTTGTTTCGCCTACTAAGAATATGGCTTGCTCTCTACTGAAGTTACCATTTAAAGCATCTGCTATGACTTCCCACAGTAAGTTGATGATACCCTCATCATTGCAAGAAATAGAGCTTATGAAGTCGTCTACAGTCCAGCCATCAATATTAGGCGGTGTTGGATTGTCTATATAATTTGTATCTACTTTAGAAGTAAATACATAATTAGGACTAAATGGCTCTAATGTCTTAGTTCTAAGATTATAGACCCCATTATTCACTGCGATTAGATACCTATCCTTAGTTAGCTCTTTTATATCTGTCCTGTTTTTTAAATGGAATATGACAGCATCAGCGGCATGTTGTGCAAGCGTTGGCTCTAACCATGAAATGTGTTTATAAATCGTTAAGGTTTTTTGCGTATAGATCCCTTCTTCTGGTAAATACATGGCCAACTTTGCACCGTCTGCATCATCGAACATGCCAAACTCAATATATTCAATAAGAACCGTAGCCGTGTGCAAGGGGCTTAATTTACTAGGTGGCTCGCCTTTCTTTTCTTCTGCCTCATGTTGAGCTTTTAACTTTTCTAATTCTTCGTTTCTTCTTCGCATCAATTCAAATTTAAGATCATCGCCATATAACGTGCCCTTATCCTCATTGCTGCGATTAATTAACATGGTGTAGCTTTTAGGTGTTATATCTCTATTCTCTTTGCTTAGAACACTTTCTATAGTGCCTTGTAAATGTCGTTTATCTTCTTCATCGTCATAAGGTACATCGCACATATATTTAGCCAAAGTTTGGCCTATCGCTGTTACCATTCGGCGACGTTCATCGCCTTCAAAGAAATTCTTAACTTCAAATAGCCAGCGATTAAAATTGTCGTTTCTAGATCCATCTAAGATTGGAAATTTAGGTAAAAACTTAATGTTATCGTTGTATTGTTTCATTGCTTTTATGAACGGTGGTACTTCAGACAATTCTTTATCTGACTTATGAACAAAATATCTATTGTCTGTATTTTCAGTAGGATAGACAATATAACCTTTATCCTTAACACGGTAATCAGTAATGACCCCTAAAGGTGTTACATTTTTGGCACTGTTATTTAAACCCTCTGTATGTTTAAAAATAAATTGATACCCGTTAGGTGTTTCAATAGCATGAAAAAAATAATTTTCAGATTTTAACAAATTAAGTAGTAACTTACCTACTTGATGGCCGTCTTGAATAATTTCCCCTGTTTTCTTGTTTACTATCTGATCTATATCCACAACAGTAGTACGTTTAATGGCTAAACCTAACCAATTCTTGTTGTCGATTAATCTTTCATATTCTTCATCAGTGACACCTTTATGTTTCGGCCATTCTTTTACCGCTGGTGTCTTAGCTTTTTGATAATCTGAATTATTGTTGTATCCCTTTAACGGGAATAAAATTTCTTCTTCCTTAATTAAATTAATCAATTGATCCTCCTCCCTACAGCTTGTACGATTAAAATCCTTTTGGTTTATGTGCATATCCTTGTATCAAATAACGTTCAGTTGTATAATATAGATATATATTCTTATCTATTCAGGCTTGTGCTGTTCGGTCAAAACAGCACTTTTTTATGCCTGCATAACATTGCTTAGGTAACCAGATATAACTATCAAGATGCCGCCTAAGAAAAACATACTGAATACAAAACCTGCGATTATCCACAAAGTGATAAAAACAATCATTACTCCAACGAGATACACAAACTCTGGTATCAACGATTTAATTAGATCCATTTTCTGTTTCCTCCTCGTTTGATAAGTCGTAAAGGTAAACTGCCACATCTTCCAACTGATCTACTAAGTCTTGGTTCAATTCGTACATATTCTCTAGTGCTCTTTCTAAATACATGTAACTGGTCAATACTTCATCAACTTTAAGATTTTTCACATTTGGTACAGTGTTCAAATAATCATTCTCTAAAACTAATATTTTCTTTACCGCCATGGCTTTTTGTGCCATCTTTAGAGTTTGTCCTTTGTTCATTTACAACGCCTCCACAGTATTTTTAAAGTTATCGAAATCTTCCATAGTCGGTGTTTCTTTATTCATCAATGCAGTAAGCTCATACATGGCACTCACAAGGCTTGCATCAGGTTTATTGATAGTAGTTGCAATAATGTGCAGTTGCTCAATGTGACCGATTAAATGAGCGTTACCACTCGTAACATCTTCCATTTCTTCTGCTGGTACTGAAAAAACATCAGTTGTAATATATTCTTCTAAAAGATACAGAAAAAATTCATCTTTAAATTCGTTTTTCATTTCTTCTATAAGCTCTGATTGCGTTTTATTCATATCGACCATGTATAACAATCTTTCTGTATGGTCAATGCTTGCAATACTATATTTGCGTTGATTGCCTTGTTTATCGTTTATATCTACAGCAGTAAAAAGGTGGCCTTTAAATACATTAAATTTCATATCAAAAGGATCTTCACTTAAATTAAATGTAACTGTCTGCTTACCTTTTAAAATGCTGTATATGCCTACGAAATTTCTAACAAGTGACAATGTTCTACTCTTAAAGGCTGTGCTGTCGAAAGTATGCGTTTTTGTCATTTCAGTTCCTCCAATTATTAATAATTTCCGACTTTCATATTCTTCTCTAGCCAATCCAACGCCCCAGCAACTTCAATATAAAATTTTCTTGACTGGTCAAACCGTCTGATATTCTTTTGAAAGTCTTTGTTAGGTAATACTTTTGTTCTTAAATCAAACTCCGATAACCCTGTGTTTTCTTTAAATTCTTGAGTAGTCCAAAAGCCTAAATATTCCTGCTTGTCCTGCTTGGCCATAGCTTTACTGATCGCATCTTCAATAAATTCTCTAAGTAAATCTTCATTGAACATTGGTTACACCTCCTTATAATTAAAAAGTTCAGTAACATCTTTTTCTAATGCTGTAGCAATCTTAAAAGCGGTTTGAGTTGTAGTTTTCCTATCATAAACAATGACATTTCTAACCGTAGAATAAGAAACGCCAGATACATGGGATAGGTGTTTCAAAGAATAACCCTTTGTAAGTAGCAGCATCTTTAATAGATCTGGCTTACCTTGTATCAACATTTTTACGCCCCCTTATTATTCACTATAACCAATATATTAATTATATCGATTTATAAGTTGATTGTAATGCCTAGATTAGTAAAAGTCAATACAAATAACCAACTCACTGTTTACAACGACTAATATGTGATAGAATATGAATGAAAAGGAGTGTGTATTATGAACGTTGTTTATTCTAATTTAAGGGTAATAATGGCTGAAAGAGCTGTGACCATTAAGGATATAAATCAAGAAACAAGTCTATCTAGGACTACCATCTCTAACTTGATACACAATAATGCTAACGGTGTTCAGTTCGATACACTTAGACAATTATGTAAATTTCTGAATTGTGAAGTCGGGGATATAATAAAAAATTCTGAACTCATAGTAGAAAAATTCATGTTAGAAAAAAGTGATTTAGGTATTCCTACTCAAAACCATGAAAAAACTGAATGGTATAAAGAACAAGATTTTAAACTTGAAGTTCATTTAAATAACAATGAGCGTAACTTAATGACAGCTGGAATGGTAAAAGTACAAGAAGGCTTTCATGACAAAGAAAAGAATAATATTATATTGGGTGTCTTTTTCGAGGATAGATTACAAAAAAGTATTTCTAGAAATTTTGGAAATTCAGTAATAACAGAAGGTTTTTTAGAAGAAATTATGAGAAACATACTAGATGAGATAGGGAAATACGGTTTTGAACAAGATAACGTTGTGGTAACTTATTCCCCTATTATGTTTAATGAGTGATACCAATGACTAACATAACCATCACTGAAAGAAAAGATGTCAAAAATAAAGAAAATCGTTTCGCTTATAGTTTCCATTACAATAACAAGCGTTATCGTAAGTCTGGCTTTAGAACAAAAACTATCGCAAGGGAACAGGCCAGACAGCACCTAGAGGAATTGGAAAGTGGAATTAATTTAGAGGATAAAGATAAAGCGTTTAAAGACTATTATATGGATTGGGTAATAGCTAAGAAAAAGGACAAAATAACTAAGGGGCAGTATTACTGGTACATACGTTCAATAGATCTATTTGTTGAGTTCTTTGGGGAAGATAAAAAAACTAAGGATATTACCGATATAGATTACCAATCATTCATAAATTGGTATGGTAAGGGTCGTACTAAGTCCAGCTTGCACAAAGTGAATGTATGCCTATCACAAGCAATTAAACGGGCTCACAGCCAAGGTATATTGAAAATAAACCCTGTGCATGATGTGGACTTGAATTATACCGTTGAGAAACAAGAGGAACAGGCCAAGTTTTTATCTATCAAGAAATATCTTGACTTGATAGAATACTTTAGAAGTCGTGAGGAACGTTCTTATTTGCTATTGTTCATATTGGCCATTACAGGCGGAAGATTTTCAGAGGTCAATAAATTAGAAATGAAGGACTTAAAAGAAGATGCTATACATTTAAGAGGTACTAAGACAGAAACAAGTGATAGAGTTGTTGAGATCAGTAAAAAAGATATGGTACATATTAAACAAACTTTAGAGCAATTACCTAAAAAGAAAAATGGTAAGCTCTTTGATATTTCGCACAACGCTTGTATTAAATCATTTAAATTATCTATGGATAAATTAGATATTAATTTAGATCGTACACCCTACTCACTTAGACACACACATTGTAGCTATTTAATTTCTAAGGATATACCAATAGAATACATATCAAAACGCTTAGGCCACTCTAGCATCAGAATGACTTTAGATGTGTATTCACATTTACTTGATGAACATAGAGAAGAACAAGCAAATAAAGTTAGAAATTTATTCTCATAA